GGAGTATAACTTTCTTACTATACAATTATAAAAAGATCATAGACGCGTATAGTCGACGGCCTAGAGACTATGATCACAAAACTAGGAGGATATAATTATGGCTTCAACAACGTTTAACGGCCCGGTACGTTCGGAAAAAGGTTTCCAAGTGGCAACCAAAAATTCGTCTACTGGCGCAGTAACAACTAGAATGAGTTCAGGCATGCCTGACTTAACTGGTTTATCAATATCAGATGTAGCAACTGCATCTACATTAACTCTTGCAGCAGATACAATTTCTGTTGTAAATTATGCTGGTGGAGCAGCGTGTGCATGTACATTACCGGCGGCAACGCAAGGTACTGTTGTTGTTTACGCTCAAGCTAAAGATACAACTGGTGGAACAGCTACACTTTCTTTTGACTGTGCAGGTACAGATGCTTACGCAACTGGATCAGTAATTGAGTCAAGAGGTTCTTCAGAAGTAACTTTTGATACTTCAGCATCGGGTGAAACTTTATTAACTTTCACTCCTGCTAACGCAGCGACAAACCTTTTTACAACTGGAAGCATGATTGCTTTTATTTGTTATGAAAAAGGAACTTGGCACATTGCTTCAAAAATGGGCGGTGCTGCTGACGCGACTACTGGTGCATTTTTATTTGCATCGTAATAATTAATTAATGTGGGGCTTCGGCCCCGCATTTAATTTTAAGGAGAAAAAATATGGCAACATCAGACCAACAGTTTTCTTGTAGAACTTCTGACGGTAGATTTGGTAGAACGACAGACGCATCTAGCGGTTATATTGGACCAGCTAGAATAACTTATATTCAAGTTGAAGGCGTTGCGAACAGTAATATCAAACTTTACGATGGAACAAGTAATTCTGGAGCTTTAGTATTCGAAGGTAATTGCGGAACTGAAGGGCTAGACATCTATGTTCCTGGAAGTGGTATAAGATGTAGAACTGGTATATACATAGATTTAACTAATACGACATCGGTTACTATCGGCTATACTGGATAGGAGGTTAAATGGCTAATACTACCTCTGGAACAGCAACATTTGATAAGACTTTTGCTATTGATGAAATAATAGAAGAGTCTTTTGAACGTATTGGATTAAAAAATGTAGCTGGCTATGAATTAAAATCTGCTAGAAGATCTCTTAATATTCTTTTTCAAGAATGGGGAAACAGAGGAATTCATTATTGGGAAATTGGATCAACTAATATTGATTTGATCGAAGGACAAGTCGAATATAAATTCTATAGATCATCTGACGATGGCACAAGTGCTACAACAAATTCTCCAGCAAGTGTTTACGGAGTGTCTGATGTATTAGAAGCACAATTAAGATCTAATAGAACACAAACAACTCAAGCAGATTCTCCAATGACAAAAGTTGATAGATCTGCCTATGCTGCTTTTTCAAATAAATTATCAAAAGGAACTCCAAATCAATATTGGGTTCAAAGATTTATTGATCATGTAAGTATAAGTATTTATCCAACTCCAGACTCTTCAAATGCATCAAAAGATATGCACATTTATTATATTAAAAGAATTCAAGATGTGGGTGATTATACAAATGCAACGGATGTACCATTTAGATTTGTCCCTTGTATGGTATCAGGATTAGCATATTATTTAGCACAAAAATATAAACCAGAATTAATTCAAGCTATGAAATTAGTTTATGAAGATGAATTAGCGAGAGCATTAGCGGAGGACGGGTCAGCTTCAAGTACGTATATTACACCTAAAGCTTACTACCCAAGTACATAATGGCAAAATACGCAACAGGCAAACATGCAAAAGCAATATCAGATAGATCTGGTTTACAATTTCCATACAAAGAAATGGTTAGAGAGTGGAATGGATCTTTTGTACATATGTCTGAATACGAACCAAAACAACCTCAATTAGAACCTAAACCAATGAATGGCGATGCTATTTCTTTGCGTAATGTTAGGCCCGCAAGAACAGAACCTGTTACACCTATAATTTTACCTTTAAACGCTTTTACCGCTACAAATGGATCAGGCACAGTTTCAGTTAATGAACCGAATCATGGTAGGTCAACAAGTGACACTGTTAGATTTAGAGATGTTGAGAATGTTGGTGGGATAGCTGCAACCACTATAAATGGATCAAGTGGATTTACAATAACAGTTACAGATGCTAATAATTATACGTTTGCATCTGGAGCAACAGCTTCGTTCACACAAAAAGGAGGAGGTGGATCTGCGTCCGCTGGACCAGTTACACAACAAGCATAATGGCAGGGATTAGTTATTCAGGATTAGTTACACAAATTAGAAACTATACAGAAACAGATTCTAATGTTTTAGACACAGATACATTAGAAAATATTATTTTAAATGCTCAATATAGAATAATGAGAGATGTTCCTATCGATTCAGATAGAAAACAACAATCAGGTAATTTAGTTGCAGGACAAGAAACAATTAACGCTCCAGGTGGAGCTTTGTTTATTAGAGGTATACAAGTTTATGATTCAACTGCAGTGCTTACAGGAGCTAACACTTGGTTAGAGAAAAAAGATGTAACATACTTACAAGAATATCAACCAATTACAGGCACGGCTGCAGCACAAGGTAAACCAAAATATTATGCTATGTTTGGTGGTGCTACTGGCGATGGAGATACTAATTCTGGTCGTATATTTTTAGCCCCTACACCTAATACGACCTACAAATTTAGAGTCCATTATAACAAAATGCCATCTACTTTAGCCTCTGATAATACAACTAATTACATTAGCTTAAACTTCCCAAATGGCCTATTATATTGCTGTTTAGCAGAGACTTACGGCTTTTTAAAAGGTCCAGCAGATATGTTGACTTTATACGAGAACAAGTATAAACAAGAAGTACAGAAGTTTGCTAATGAACAAGTTGGCAGACGTAGACGAGACGATTATACAGATGGTACAATCAGAATTAAAATTGATTCACCATCACCATAGGAGATAAAAAATGGCAATAACATCGGCAATTTGTACAAGTTTTAAAGTAGAACTATTAAAAGGTGTTCACAATTTTACAGCAACAACTGGTGACACTTTTAAAATCGCTTTGTATGATAGTGATGCAACTCTTGGTGCAGCATCTACTGCGTTTACTACTTCAGAAGAAATTACAAACACTTCAGGAAGTGCATACACATCTGGTGGTGCTTCGCTTACAAGCGTTACCCCAGTTGCATCTAGCACGACTGCAGTTTGTGATTTCGCAGATGTAAGTTATTCTTCAGCATCTTTTACAGCCAACGGAGCGATGATTTATAATGATACTGCAACAGGAGATCCTGCTTGCGCTGTCATAGCTTTTGGTTCTGATAAAACTGCAACAAACGGAACTTTCACAATTCAATTCCCTACAGCAGACGCAACTAACGCAATCATTAGATTAGCGTAAGGAAGGGTCGATGTCCGACGTTTCTACAGGTTGGGGTCGATTTACCTGGGGCCAAGCTTATTGGAACAGGGATGCATTATTAGCTACAGGTTGGGGTGCAAAATCATGGAACGATGGTGAATGGGGAAACCTCGCTGACGAAACAGTTTCATTAACAGGCGTATCATCTACATTTTCTATTGGATCCATTTCCAACGTAATCGCAGTAACAGTGGAACCAACTGGTGTTTCTTTTACTAGTTCGGTAGGATCTATATCACCAGTAATTCCAAAAACAGTTGAAGTAGGTGGAGTTTCTTTTCAATCAACTGCAGGAACATTTACAAATGTAATAGATGTAATTTCATCGTTGACTGGTGTATCATCAACGTCTGCGACTGGTGTAATTGATCCCGCTGATCAATTTGTAGGTTTAACAAGTCAAGTTGTAACTTCATCTTTAGGAACAGCAGTTGCACCAAATGAAGATGTATCTGTAACTGGACAAGCCATAACTTCAGCACAAGGAACAGCAGAAGGTGTAACTTCACACGAAGCTAATTTAACAGGTCAAGCTATAACATCTGGACAAGGTTCTGTTGTCGTTCCAAATGATGCAGCAATTTTAACAGGCGTACAAGCAGAATTTAGTTTAGGAACGTTAGTAGGGTTAGGATCTGCAGTTGAAAATTTAACAGGAGTTTCTTCAACTATGTCTGTAGGTAGTATTACACCTGCAGATGTTATGGGATTAACTGGAGTTTCTGCTACTGCATCCACTGGAACTATAGATCCCAAAGATCAAGTAATGGGATTAACTGGACAATCGGCTACTGTTTCTGTAGGTATACCTTCTATAATAGCTTATGCGAATATTGACACCGGAAGCAACACGTCGTATAGTAATATTTCAACGGGTTCGAATACTTCATATTCGGATGTTGCAACTGGCTCAAATACAAGCTATAACGACGTAACAGGAGAAGCAGCTTAATATGGCATCGACATATACACCTTTAGGAGTGGAACTTCAGGCAACTGGCGAAAATGCTGGAACATGGGGTACAAAAACAAATACAAACTTACAGATTATAGAGCAGATAACTGGTGGATATACAGCACAATCAATTGCAGGTGGTGCTCAAACTACAGCTTTATCTGTTTCTGATGGATCA